TGGCTGCGGCGAAAGAATTTCTCGGCACATGGCTCCTGATGGAGCGCGAGGCGCCGGCGAAGGCCGACCGCCTGCTCTCGGAGGTTTGGGCTGTATATAACGCGAAACACGTCGCTGCCAAGGTGGCCGGGCAGTATAATGCCGCGCTCGCATGGAAGCAGTTGGAGCCGCATTTCGGCCACCTGAACGTCTCCGCCCTCTCCCAGGACGTGATTGACGAATACGTAAAGCGCCGGCGCGCTGGACGGCTCGGACGGACGGTCAAAGCGCAGACGGCTGCGAAAGAGTTGTCATATCTTTTGGCCGCGGTAAAATTCTGTTCCGACACGCGCCGCAAGGTGATCGACGCCAGCTACGCGACGCTGAAGTTCGATCTGCCGGCGCCTGGCGAGCCCCGCGACCGCTGGCTGCGGACGCACGAGACGCAGGCCCTGCTGGACGCCGCAGCTCGCCTCCGGCGCGGCGATCGGCTGTCGCGGGCGGAACGGTTCCTTTGGCTGGCCCTCGAGACGGCCGGCCGCAAGGAAGCGATTCTCGACCTAACTTGGGATCGGGTCGATTTCGAGACGGGCATGATCGTGTTCGACGTGCCGGGCCGCCGGAAGACGAAGAAGCGGCGTGCGGTCGTGCCGATCTCGTCGGCGCTGCGGCCGGTGTTGAAGCGCGCCTTCGACGAGCGCACTGGCCCGCTGGTGCTGGACAACAAGGGCGCCGTGTGGGCGCATATCCAGCATATCGCGATGGAAGCCGGGCTGGCGCCCAAGCAGGACGTAGCGCGCACGCAGAAGCCGAAGAGCACCGGCATCTCGCCGCACGTCCTGCGGCACACTGCGGCGACGCACATGGCCCGGCGCGGCGTGTCGCTGTTCAAGATCGCCAAGGTGCTCGGCAACACGGTCGCCGTGGTCGAGAAGACCTACGCGAAGCACATCCCGGACGACCTGAAAGAGGCCGTTGACCTGATCTCGAACAGCGAACTGGAGGCCGCGGAATGATCGAGTTGCGATGGGAGGGTGACGATCGGAACCAGTATCTGTTCGCCGGCAGCAACGAAACCGAACTGGTGTGGTTGGAGAAGCGACATCGTCACTGGTCGGCGGCTGTGTGGTTGCCCGGCATCGACCGGGGACGCGAGTACAACACCCTCGAGGCGCACAAGGCCAATATTGAGATGAAGGTGCAGCACTGGTTCGCAAGGGCAAACGGCGAATGGCCGCCGTTGGTAGCGCCCGTGCAAGCCGCTGTGCCGTTTGGTAGTCAAAACGACGGAAAAGTTCGACCATCTGACCAGCAGGAGAACGACTGAACGCCGAGATATGCCCGAGAAATGCTGGTTCGACAACATTTCTCACGTTTGACGAAACAGTGTTGACATCGTAGGGGTCACAGGTTCAATCCCTGTCACGCCCACCATCCAAACCACTGATTTCGTTACGAATTTGACAGTCGGCCTTCGGAAGAGGCGCCGCGTCAAATCCTCGTTTTGGTAGTCATTTTGGTAGCGGGGCTAGGCGATGCGAGACTTTTTCGACGAGTTCTGGTGGCGGATGATCGGAGCTGTGATCATCTTCGCACCGATCATTTACTGGTTCGAAGACATCAAGGCATGGGTGCAGCAGACGCTGCTCTAGCCGAATAGCGCCAGCTTCCGCGCCCGCTCAGCCGCAGCGTCCGATTCCTGCTGTTGCGCACTCTGCTGGCGCTTCGCCAGGAACTCCGCGACCACGCTGCCGAAGTCGACCGCCGGGCCTTGCTGCGGCGCGACGAAATCGCCGAAGCTGGCCGGCGCGGCGGGCTGCTGCGGCCCCGACGCCGGCATCGGCGCCGAAGGCTGATACTGGCCGCCGAGCAGCGCCGCGGCCTTCTGCCGGTGGCCTGCCATCTGATTGTTGACCTTGTCGGCCACCGTGCCGGGCGCGCCACCGTTGTTCGCGTCGCTGGCGCCGTAACGCCCGACCCGGCCGGCGTTGATCGCCGAATACATGTCCATGATACCCATGCCGGGCTTGTAGCCGGCGTCCTGCAGGTAGCGCTCGGCCGCCTGCAACTGCGCATCGACGGGCATGCCCTGCGTCACGCCATACTTCGCGCGCTGCGGCTCGCCCCACTGGATCAGGCCGCGATGCTGGCCCCACTGCGTCGTCGGGCCGGCTTTCCATGGGTCGAACGTGCCGGCCGTCTCGTAGGAGATCACCGTCGCCAAGTCGACCGGATCGGCGCCGAGCCGCTGCGCCGACGCGAGGATGGCCGCTGCGAGATCATTCGCCATTGATTGCGTCCTGCGTGTCGTCCTGACTGTCCGCTTCGTCCAGCAGATTGAGGATCTGCGTGGCGCGGACGCCATACTTCTGCGAGATCATGCGGCGCTTCGCCGCGAAGTCGGCCGGGTTGAACTTCTCCAGCAGATCGGCGGCGAGCTCCGGGTTGTTGAAGGCCGCCGACGCGAGCGTGTCGATCGCACGGGCCTGGACCTTCTTCGACCGGTTGCGCAGCCATGTCGACAGCACGTCCACCGCGGCGATGGCGGGGGAAAGCTGGTTGCGGCTGACCGAGCGGGCGCGCGAGGCCAGCGACGTCGTCGTCAGCGACGGGTCGAGCTTGCCGGACAGCGCCTGCGCCGTGCCGGACGAATTGGCCGCTCGCGTGCGAATGCTGCCCTCGGACGACGCCAGAGCGCCGAACAGTTCCTTGATGTTCGCCAGATCCTCCGGCGCGTCGGACCACAGTTCGTCGGCCACCGCTGCGATCTTCGGGTCGTCGAAGAAGCCTTTCAGCTTCTTGTAGTCCCACCGCTCGCCGCCGGTCGCATTCGGCGCGCTGAACTTCTTCGTCTTGACGGCTTCCCACAGAGCCGATCGGGCGTTGACGCGCGCCTCCGGGGTGTTGCCGGCGGCCTCGAGCAGCGCCTTGGCGGCTTCGCGCGGCTTCGGCCCGCTGACCAGGTTGCGCACCGCGTCGACCGTCGCCTCGTCGCCATATTTCAAGTAGGACGCCTCCGGCGAGCGGCCCGGCGTCGTCAGTGTCTTCTGCGTCGATGCGCTGGCCGCCTCGACGCCCTGGCGATAGTCGCCGGCGGCGCGGGCGCGGTTCAGCGTCTGCCGCAGCTCGGGGAACTGCTCCATCATGATCCCGCGCTCGCCCATGTAGCGGGCCAACTGGTCCGGCTTGGCGAGCAGGCCGCGGCTCTGCACGTCGGCCAGCACTTCGTCGGCGAGCGACTGGCGCACGCGCGGATCCGTGCCGGCTTCGCGCAGCAGCGCCTGCATGTCGGTGATTCGCCCGTTGTCGGGCTGCGCGAACCGGCCTGGCACGGCGCTGTCGTCCATCCGGTAGCCGCCGCCCTCGCGCGGCTTCAACGTCTCGGCGATGCCCGTTCCAGGGCGCTCGAACCGGTCCGCGACGTCGCGGCGGCCGGCGCGGGCCGCGTCATACTGCGCGCGCAGTTCCGGCGGCAGCACTTCCTGCGTGAAGTTGTCGATCTGGTCGCGATACTGGCTGGTGACGCGAGCGGCATTCTGCTGGCCGGCTGCGCGCTGCGCGCGAATGTCGTCGGTCAGGCCGCTGCGCGCCGCCGTGACTTCGCGAAGGGGAACCGTCGCGTCGGGGATGATGTTGCCTTCCGCGTCGAGTGGCGTAAGCCGCTGCGGGATGTCCGCTTCCGACGGCAGGAACCGGGCGCGATCGTTCAGCGGCAGGTTCTCCGTCGTGGCGCCGAAACGCTCCGCCAGCGGCGCGATCGGCACTTCGACGGACGCATCGTTGATCGGCGCGAACTGCTGGCGGACTCGGCCCTGCTCGGCGGCGTAGCGGTCGGCCAGCGCCGAGCGGATGTTCGAACCGCGCACCGTGGCGTTGGGCGTCGACGGCATCGCCGCCTGCTCCGCTTCGCCGAAGATCAGCCGCGCCTGTTCCTCCGCTGCGAGCGCTTCGGCGATGCGGGCGTCGCGGCTGGCCTCGATCGACGAGCGGAACAAGGCCGGGTCGCCCGCCGGCGCCACGCGGTCGATCTGCGACGTGACAGCCGCGTCATTGGCGGCGCGGCGCATGTTCGCGGCGGCCGGTTGCAGCATGTCCTGATTCTGGACGGCGGTCATCAGCATCGGGTCACGCGCCCGGTCGCCGATATTGGCCTGGAAGCCCGGAACGGCTTCCTCGACGGGCGACGGCGCGCGCAGCTTGCGGGCCAGCGGCGCGGTGTCGACGACGGGGTTCCCGGTCGCCGCGACCTGGTTAGCCATGTCCGACGAGTTGTTGATGATGCGGTCGACGACTTCCTGGCCGGCGACGTCGTCCATCATGCCGGGGCGGTTCGTGGCGGCGGCGATGGCGTCGCGGCCCGTGCGCGCCGCAGCGCCGCCAAGGCCGACGATGCCGGCGCCGGCGAGCGAGCCGATCAGGTCCGACCAGAAGTTATCGCCGTGCTGCGGGTTGCCGGCCATCTCGTTTGCGATGCCGGCACCAGCACCGGAGCCGACCGCGTAGGCCGTTTCCTTGCCGATCAGCGATCCCGGTGCGACAGCGGCGGGCTCGACGAACATGCGGCCGAGCGGCCCCATCGCGCGGGCGCCGTCAACGCCCTTGCGCGCGGCCACCGCAAGGGCACCGCCGACCGGGACGGCCGACGCGCCGACTTCGTAGCCGATGCGATCCGCGACGCGCTGGAAGGCGTCCTGCGGCTGCGGAGCCGGCTGGTCGAGCGCTGCGCGCACGGCCGTCTCTGGCGCTCCGATCATTTCGTTGATGCTCTGCGAGCCGAGGAACGGGTTATCCGAAATCGGGCCGACGCCGTCGACGCCCGGCAGCAGGTTCGCCAGCCGCGGCGCGTTGTTCACCAGATCGACCGGAGTGCCGAGCATGCCGGCGATACCGCTGCGAGCGCCCTGCATGAAGATCGACCCGGTGTCGTCGATGTAGTCGACTACGCCCGCCGCGGGCTTCGGCTGCGGAGCGCCGCGGATCAGATCCTCGATCGACGTAGAGCCGGGCACGCGCGCCGGAACGCCGCCCGGAACACCGTTCGGGCCGCGCACATCATCTGGCGCGACAGAACTGCCCTGCTCGGGCGCGGGGCCGCCGAACGTCTCGCGCATGGCGCGCGCCATCACGTCGTCGGGCGTGCCGTCGGGAAACTCGACGATCGAGCCGTCGGGAGCCTGAACCTGGATCGTCATTCAATTCGGCCCGTCTGCGGATTGTAGCGGCGCACGGTCGGCGGGGCACTCGGCATGCCCTGCGGCGGGGGAGCGGCCGGTGCCGGCTGACCGACAGCCTTGACGCCGCCTGCGCGCGCCTCGCCGAGGATCCGTTCCTGGTCCTCGATAAGCTGGATCGCCTGGTTGAGCCGGGCCAGCGACGATGCCTGGTTGGACGTGAGGCCGTCGAGACCGAGAGCGGAGCGCGTCGCGCGCAGCATCTCGTTCGACAACCGCTCGCCGGTCGTCGTCTTGGCATACTGGAAGGCCAACAGGTTCGCCATCATTTCGATGGCCGGGATATTCGGGTCGAACGCACCGGCCAGGTCTTCATCGGCCAAGCCGTTCGCGATGGCCTTCTGCACGTCGTTGACGCCGCCACCGAAATACTGGCCGAGTTCTCCGCCGGTCTGCACGAGGTTCTGCGCAGTGCCGCGCAGCCAGCCGACCGCGCCCTGCGACGAGGGCGACTTCGCGATCAGGTCGCGCAGCTTGACGGCCGTATTCTTCGCCACGGCGATGTCGAGCAACTGGCCGTCGACCTGGTTGCTGGTCGCCTTGCCGAGCACGTCGCCGACCGCGCCCTGGGCCTGCGCCTTGAACGTCTGCGTGCCCTGCGGCAGCGGCGCGCCACTCTGCGTGTCGACAAGGCCGCCGCGGGCCGCGTCATAGACGGCCGTGCCAACAGCGCCGTCCGGCGTGCGGTAATTCGTGATGTCCGGTTTGGGCTCGGCGCCCTTGTTGATGAACGGCTCCTTGCCGACCGCATCGGACTGGAAGGAGATACGCGGCCCTTCCGGCGTGACGATCGTCTGGACCGGCGTGCTGCCGAGCGCTGCCGCTCGCTGCTCACTCTCCGGCAGCGTGCCAAGCACGGCCGCGTTGAACTCGCTCTCTGTCAACGGTTTCGGAGCGCCGGCCGTCTGCGGCACGGTCACGCTCGGCATGCCGTACTGGCTGGCGAGCGAGCCGGGCAGTTCCGGGCGGATCTGGCCGGGGTTGAGCGGCTGGTAGAGCGCGCCGAGCATGGAGCGCTGATTGTCGGCCGCGTTGTTGGCGCGCGACGTCGCGGCGGACACGTCCTGTCCGCGCATCGTCACGGCATTGCCCTGATCGACCGCGTAATAGGACTGGTTCGGCGTCCACTGCCCCGCGGCGGCACCCATGCGGTCGAACTGTTCCTTGTTGAACTGCTCCTGCTGCGCCATCGTGAACAGTTGCGCCAGCCGCGAGGCTTCTTCCTTCTTGGCGTTGGCCGCTGCCCACCCGGCCGCGTCCGAGCCGGATGGCGGGGCGAACAGGCTCGCCAGGTTCGACGCGGCCTGCGCGAATTGAGGGTTGTTGAAATAGCCGCTCGATCCGATAGCCATCAGTAGAGCCCCGTCTTGCCGGCGTAGATGTTGTAGAGATTGGGCGTCTTGATCGGCCCCTGCCACGTCATCGACGGTGTCTTAGGCGCGTTCGGGAAGAAGTTCGTCGGGTGGCCCGCGCCGAGGCCGGCGCTGGTCGCGAGACCGCCGCCGAGGCCGAGAATGTCGGCGAACAGCTTCAGCCCGTTGCCCGCCTTGTTGGCCTCTTCCAGTTCGAGCGGCACGATGCCGGACGACCCGCGCTTGAACCCGCCGATCTGGCCGATTGCGCCGAAGTCGCGGGCATTCTGCATGCTCTTCTCGCCGAGCAGATCGCCGAAGGCGCGCAGGTTTCCGAGCGCGGCGCCCTGCTTGTTGGCAAAATCCGTAGCGGCTCCGCGCTGCTTGGCTTCCTCGCGAATCGTCAGGTTCGACGAGGTCGGCGCGGTGTTCTGCTCGACGACGGCCTGCGCGTTCTCGTCGCCCTGCTCGATCTTCTGCGCAGCGAAGTAGTCGCCGAGCTTCGTCGCCCGCGCCTGCTGCTCGTTGCCGAAATCGCCGAAACGGTCCTGCGACTGCGTGTTCAGCGCGGCGGCTTCCTGATCGTAGCCCTGCTGGCGGATACGTTCGGCGGCGAGCGCCTGGTCGCGCGCCTTGGCGACGCGGCTCTGCGCGATCGTGTTCGTGACGAGCGAACCGCCCGTCATGACCAGCCCGGCGATGGTTAAGGGATCACACATCAGGCGCTCCTATCGAACCGTGACGCGGCCGCGGCCACCGAACAGGCCGGTTTCGTAGCGCGGGCGCGGGCCGCCGGCCGCGTAGGATCGCTCCTGCGCCGCCTGGATGCCGAGCGTGTTGGTGAAGTCGGCGAATAGCTGGCCGAGCGGGCTGTAGGCCGCCGGCTCGGACAGGATCTTCGATCGGGTCAGCGCAGAGTTGACCGCGCCCTCCGTATCGCCCGTCGCGTTCAGCGTCGAGATGAGGTTCGCGCGGGCGTCCTCGAGCGACGACTTGGCCTGCGTCGAGTAGGATACCGCCTTGTCGGCGATCTCCTGCTTGTTCAGATCGTAGAGCTGCTGCAGATCGCCGGCCTTCTCGCCGCGAGCGGAGCTGTTCAGCAGGCCGCTGCGGTCGAGCGCGAAGGTGAGCTGCTTGCTGGCGTCGCCGTACTGGTTCTCCAGTTGCGGGGTCGCATAGCCCGTGTAGGCGTCGCGGCGGCCATTGAAGAAGTCGTCGCCGAAGCCGGTAGCCTCGCGGAAACCGGAGAACAGCTTGCCGGACTTGACGAGATCGGCCCATGAACCGGTGCCGGCGTTCAGCGTGTCGCCGGAGCCTCCGCCGCCCGTTCCGTTCGGCGTCCAGACGGTGCCGTTAGCGTTGTAGTAGGTCTTTGAGGGGTCGTAGGCCGCGTTGGCTTCGATGCCGCCGTAGCCGTATTTGCCGCCGTTGAAGATCGTATTGACCCGCTGCGTGCCGGCGCGAATCTTCTCCTGACGCTGCTGCTCTTCCTGCCGAGCCCGTTCGGCCTCGTTACCGCCGCTCTTGCCGCCCATCGCCCACGCCCCGGAGTTCTTTCCGCATCGCGTAGCCTACCTTTTCGAAGCCGAAGTGGCCTAGAAACCGGGCTGTACGCTCTGACTGGAAGGAGTTGTCGTTGCCACCTTCGATCCTGTCCGCGCCGAGTTCCCGGCTCCAACGGATAAGCTCTCTGATGAGTAGGACGGCCGCCCGAGTTCCGCGATATGCGGGCGAGACGTAAATTACCTTCTGCGTCGTATAAAGTCCAGCCCGGTAGTCGTAGGTGAACATGTAGGCTTGCAGGAACGCGATCGCCTCGCCGTCCTGCTCGACGACCCAAAACGTCGGGTTGGCGCGCTGCAGGTATCGGATGAAGGTTTCCTCGACCAGTTCCGGGGCGAAGTCTTCGCCCGGCAGCGTCTCGGCCACGTTTGCGCCGGCCATCCGCACGATGGCCCCGATGTCGTAGCGATCAGCGAGCCGGACTTGCATCGCGCACCCAGGCATACTGACCGAACGCTTCACCGTTCTTTCCATAGCCGGCGAAGGTGGCCTCGTGCTGCATCCCGAGCAGTTCGATCCAGCGGCGCTTCTTCGGCTGGTCGGCGATGGCGATGCACTCGATCCGGTGAACGCCAACCGCCCGGTAGCGTGGAAACAGATTGCGCTTGCAGAAGCGCGCCAGCGGCAACGCGATGGCCGGGAATCTGTCGGTGGCGAAGAACATGATCGTGATGACGTTTGGTCGGCCCTCGACCATTGCGCCGACCGCGACCGGCGTCTCGCCGTCGCTGAAGCAGTACGCCTCGCCATTGCTGGCGTAGCGCTCGACCAGACCGTCGGCGAGTTCGGCGCGGTCACGCGCAAACGAAACCGACATGAACTCGTCGACGTCGTCCTGGCGCATGTTCTCCGCGACGGCGCGGACGTGGGCGAGTGAGGGCCGATCGACGATCATTTGTCCGTCACCGGCATGTCGAGCAGCATGTGGCGAATCATCGCCTCCGTCTGCGTGGCGTTGAACAGATTGGTGCCAACAGGCTGATGTCGCATCGGATGCGACGTGTGTTCGTTGAACTCGCGCTTAAAACTGATGCCGCCGTCCGGATCGAAATCTTCCGGCAGGCGCCATTGCAGAAAACGTTGCACCATGTGCTTGATCTGGTCTTCGGTCATTTGTCCGTCACCGGCGCCGCGTCAAAGTGGATGACGATCGATCCAAGCGTGTGCGGGCCGACGCCCTCCGATTCGAAGATCGGGCTGACATGCGTGAAAGAGCCGTTCGCCCGGATCCGCCCGTCACGGAACGTGGAGCCGGTGATCTTGCCGATCTTGTCGCGGGCGCCCGCGTTCTCCGGGCTCATTGCGAGGTAGACGGTCCACAGGCCGCGCGCGGCGGCGTCGATGCCCTTCAGCTTCTTCTGCTGCGTCGGCTGATCACCGTCGAGATAGGGGAGTTGCGCGACCGCGGAAGTCGCGTCGTAGGTGAGCATGCTTCCGAGCCCGCCATAGACGTAGACGGAATTGCCGGAGCGCAGCACGACACGCTTGTTGAAGATCACGGCATTTGTGACGTCGAAGCCCGGCGAATACGTCGTCCAAGCGCTCACTCCTTTCGACCCGCCGCCCGAGAAATAGGACAGGACGTAGATCACGTCCTTCATGATCAGCCAGAAGCGGCCGTCGCCCGGCTCGATCAGGCCGATGACGCGGGACCGCTCGGTATCCGAAAGTGACTGCAGCTTGGCCGTCACCAGCGGGTCGATCGCCACGCCGATGTCGTTCGTCGACGCCGCGTTCGAACTGTCGCGCGCCCGCAGCGAGCGAATGCCGCTCTCGTCGAGATAGAAGATGTCGCCGTCGCCGAACTGCGTCACCGACTGCGGCGACGACGTCCCGGTGTTGTTGAGATCCTGGACGGTGCGATTCAGCGTCGGATCCGGGTCCGTGTACCAAATCTGGATGATGCCCTCGGCGAAGACGGCGATGTTGCTCTGGTACTTCGCCAGTGCGACTAGGTTCTCCGACCCGGAAGCATAGCTGGACATGTCGATGAAGCCGGCGCCGACAGCGTCGGTCGTCCACTTGGTCGGCTGCTGAATGCCGGAAAAATGCATGTTCGGGCCGGAGACCGAATAGACCTTCGATCCGAACGTCTTGACGAAGGTGCCAGGGTCGAACGTGTCTTCCGCTTCCGCGCCGCCCGCCATGACGATCGAGCCCGTCATGGTCGTGTCGCCGGCGGGAACCGTGGCAAAACCGTCGGCCACCGTCAGCAGCACCGGCGCGCCGTTGATCGCCTCGCCCTGGGCGACGGCCAGAATGACGACGTTCTCGTCGACCGAGATGGCGGAATACTCCGGCGCCGACAGATTCGAGTTGATCTGTGCGGCGATGGCTTCCGCCGTGGCCGTGTTGCTGGTCGCCCAATTGACCGTCGCGCCGAGCACTTCGACGCCGTTGATCTTGATCGACGTGATTGTGGACGGGGTCGAGCTCTCGCCGCCAGTGACGCGGAACGTCGCTCGCGCGGAACCGTCGAACCAGTCTTCGACCCGGGCGCCATCGTAGAAGTGGTGCGTCGAGCCGTCCGCGAACACGCCGACCGCGTAAATCTTGCCGGAATAGAGATCGAAGCTCGGAACGTCGATCAGCGTGGTCGCGCCGTCCGGGTGCTGGAGGCGCTGGTAGATGAAGCCGACCGGCATGCCGGATGGCTCCGGCTCGCTGCCGAAGGCGACGAGGCCGGTCCGCATGTAAGCGAGGCCGACCGTGCCCTCCGGCAAGACGTAGGATTCGACGAACGCCGCCCTGCTCTCGAACTCGCCGCCGCGCGTGATGTGGCCGTCCGTGCCGACGAGCAGGACGCCGCCTGGCGTCGTCTCCGGCAGGCGGCGGACGTCGAGGCCGCCAACTAGCTCGCGGACCCAAATCTGGCCCATGTCAGGAGCCTGCGGGGCGGTAGGAGCCGATCACGATACGGCCCGACCGCTTCGGCTCGTCGTTGCCGAACAGTCGGAACGTCTGACGCGGCGACATGTTGCCGCGCAGCCGCGCGTAGCGGGTGTTGGCCGCCTGCAGCTTCAACTGCGCGTCCTTCGACCCATCCTTCGCCAAGATGGCCGCCGCGACGTAGTTGACCAGCATCTGATCGTCGAGATCGCAGCGGTCCGTCTCGTCGACGAGCGGGTTCAGGTTGCGGATCCCGATGAACTTCAGATAGCCCTCGCGGGTCGCCTCGACGCCGTTCTGGTCCGAGATCGGCCAGAGTTCGACGTCTTCGTCCTCGTGGATTTTCCAGCGGCGCGTCGGCCACGACCGCTCGTCCAGATCGGAGTTGAACGCGACGTAGTGCTCCGCGCGAATGCCGGCGTCGAGCGGGCGCCACGCGCCGTCGGAGAAGAACTCGATCGTCTCCAGCCGGTCGACGTGAATCTCTTCCGGCGTGTCGTAGTAGCGCTGGCCCGCCTGGATCGGGATCTGCCGTTCGATCCGCAGATGCGGCCAGTCGAAGTCGGCCCACAACCGCTCCTGCTCCATCTGGAGCATGTGGACCTGTGCGGGGCGGTCGTTGTCGTTGTGCGCGGGATTGAGCGACAGCCCCGCGGTCACGCGGAGCATGTCGAGCAGCCGGACGAGCGTCGTTCCGCGCGCCATGTGCCGTTACTCGAAAATGTCGGATTCGCCGGCCGGCTTGCGCGGCTTCGAGCCGCCCTTCTTGCCGTCGCCGTCGTGATCGAGCGGGTCTTCCTTGACGGCCTTCGGCTTCACACGCGTCTCGGCCTTGTAGAAGCTCTCGTCGAGGTTCAGTTCCTCGAGCGTCTGGAGGGCACGCGAGCCGGCGCCGGGGAACAGCAGCCGCATGACGCTGATCTCACCGTCGGGTCCGTTGATCTTGGTACGGCCGTAGATTTCGCCGAGACGCTCGATCTCCTGGCGATCGGTGCGCTTGGAGCCGTCCTCGGCCAGCGCTTCCGTGTCCAGCGGCTCGACGTCCGTGACGGACGACGGGCCGTGAATGGCGATGAGCGTGGCGATCTCCGACGGGGTGACGCCGTATTTCGGGACGACCATGCCGCTGTCGCCGCCGAGATGAACCATGATGTTTGCAATCTGCAAGGTCGTCTCTCCTGTGAAAAATCGGCGGGGCCGAAGCCCCGCCGGACTGGATTACGAAAGGGCCACCGAACCGACGTTCGCGATGACCTGGCCGCGGCCGGCGCTGTCGAACGCCACCATCAGGAACTCGTCGCGCGCGTTGAGCGTGGCGATCGTGTTGGTGCCGTTGTAGGTGCCGCCCGTCAGCGTGACGGTGTGCGCAGCGGTGCCGGTCGCCGACGTGTCCTTGATGATCAGGATCGTGTTCGGGATGACGGTGTAGGTCGCCGCGATGACCACGGAGGCGTGATTCAGCTCGACGACGTCCGTGCCGGCCGGGACTGCACCCGAAGCGGTCAGTTCGTAGGCGATGAGGCGCGACGGCGCGGCCTGGCCGACGGCGCCGCCGGTGGTCAGGTTGTAGGAGCCGTTGCGCGGGCTGTCGCCGAACGACACACGGATCGTCTCGCCCGCCGGCCAGGTCATGCCCGACAGATTGGTGATCGTGATCGTGGACGCGCCGTAGGCGACGGAGAAGCCGGGGTCGGCCTGCTCCCAGCGGCCGTAGGTTCCGTCGCCGACCGTGAGGTCGCCGCCGGAGCTGCCCGCCAAGGACTGAGCCGTCCGGCCCGTGGGATATGCGATTGCGACGGTCCCGTCGTCGGCGACTGCCGATGCGAGAACGTGGGTGACTACGCCAAGAGAAGCCATCGTGGTTGCTCCGAAAAGTTGAGGTCAATCCCGGCGCGTCATTGCGCCGGGATCGTTCCGATCAGTTGATCTCGTAAACGCCAGAAGTATTGAGCTGGCGCGCAACCATGACGCCGGTCATGGAGATGCCGTTGTACATGACCATGCGGTCATACGGACGGGCCGGGTTGTGCTTCTTGTACTTCTGGCCGTCCATATACATCAGCTTGAGACCGCGAGGCCCCATGTCGATCGCGAAGCCGTATTTCGACAGGCCGAGATCGTCGAGGGTCGGGTCGTAGGTCAGATCGCGACCCGCGTGCGCCGGAGCTTGCATGGCGCCGTCCGGTTTCTTGCCGGTCCAGCCCATGTCCGTGTAGTAGCCGTTGGCTCGCATCTCGGCCTTGTAGGCGTCCTGAAACGCCGAACCGACGAACCACTTGGTATTCGTCTGGCCGCCCGCGTTCTTGTTGCGGCGACGGTCCGCCGTGTCGAGGGCCATGATCAGCGCGCCGCCGCCCGTGGACGAGGACGTGATCTTGTTCAGGCCGCCCGCACCGTTGGCCGCTGCCGTCATGGCATCGTGACGCCAGTACGAGTTCGCGACGCGGCTGAGGCCGCCGACGACGCCCGTGAACGGGTTGTCGGTCAGGAAGGCGCGAATGCCAGCGATGGCCTTCGTGTCGGTCGAGCCGTCGCCGTGGACCAGGCGGTCGAGCGAGTAGTTGTAGTCGGCGCCGAGCTTCGCCATCTTCTCGTCGAGAACGTTGGCAAGCGCCTGCTGCTCGCGGCCCGACATTTCGCGGGTCGACTGGTCGGACCCGTTCTCGACGACATCGATACCGTCGTATTTCAGTTCGGTCATCGTCACGACCATGCCGAGGAAGTGTTCCTTCCAGGCATACTTCGCGCGGGTCGAACCGGTCGGATTGTAGAACGAAAGCTGCTCGTCGCCGGTGTAGCCGGCGAGCGTGCCGCCACCGCGCTCCGAGCCGACGAGGAAGGAGACATACTCCTTGCCGCCGGCAAACGAGCCCGCCGTCTCCTGGAAGGCGGCCAGCATCGGCTTGTTCTGCACGTCCTGCTTGAAGACCTTGCCCTTGTTCAGGTAGGTCTCGAGCGTCATGTTGTTGATGTCTGCGAGTTCGTCAGCAGTGAAGGGCATCTAGGTGCTCCGCGGTCAGCCCGCCCGGCGCCTCGCCAGCACGTCCTTGATGACGTCCTGCGTGGATTCGATCTCGGGGCGGACATTGCCTGTCTTCTGCCCGCCGACGACCGGGACGATCGCTGGCTTCTGACGGGTCGGCACCGGGGCCTTGAACGCGGCCGAAACCGTGTCGTAGGCTTTCTGGAGCTGCGCCCTTACGCCTTCCGGCGAATTGGGGCGGCCTTCCTTCGTCATCAACCAGGCGACTTCGCGCTCGATTGCGGGCATCTTGGCGTCGAAGTTCGGATCCCGGATCTTGCGATCGGCTTCCCACGAGGCGACGGTCGTCTGGATGGCGGACACCGCCTCGACCTGGGCGCGCTGCTGTGCGCGCTGTTGATCGAACTGCGTCCGCGCTTCGACTGACTGGAGACGCGCCCTCGACCGGCTGACTTCGAGAGCCGCTTCACGGGTCATTTCCCCGTTCGCGACCATCTGCTTCAACTCGTCGGGGAGCACTTCGCCCGCCGCCGCTGCGACCTTCTGCACGACCGGCTTCATGCGCTCCCATGCCGCCGCCGGGTTCGTCTTCATCAGCCCGCCGATGACCAGGAGATCGGCGGCTTCTTCAGCCGACAGACCCTGCTCGTCGATGAACGTCTGGACGTTCCGGTAGCGCTGCGCGTCGGTCTCGAAAGACTTCTTCGCAGACAGGAGTTCCTGAAATCGCTTGTGCTTGTGGAACGGGACGTCCGAGAAGTTCTCGTTGTCCGGTTCTTTCGTGGGCGCCGACCCCGCCTTCGGGGCCGCATCTTCGCCTTCGGCTGACGAGGCCGCTGCTTCCGTGTCGGTCTTCTTGCCCACGACATCGCGGACGATCGAAAGAGCCGACTCTTCGGCAGGCTTACTTGCGTCTTCGGCGGTGGACGATTCCGCCTTTGCGTCGGCCTCTTGCGAGTCCTTCGCGTCGTCCAGAACCGGCTCGGCGGCCAACGTGTCGGCCGCTTCGTCGATCTGATCTTCAAGTTCGGTAGGCATTTATTCTCCTACGAATGCCGCGGCAACATACGCCATGTCAAAAGTTGCGGCAAGTGGGGTTCGGCTGCTTTTGACAGCCTAGACCTGGTTAGTGCCGAAGGCGGCCGAACTTCCGCTCCGTTCCGGGTCCGGCTGCGGGCCGTTCTCGCCGCCTTCCGGCCCCTGCGCATTAGGGTCCGTGGCCGGATCGCCGGTCGACGGCTGCTTCATGGCGTTCTGCGCCATGATCGACGCGGCGCCCATCTGGATCGCCTCGTTGACGTCGAGACGGTCGTCCATGCGACGCAGCATCTGCTTCGCCAGCCAGACCGGATCGATGTTCGGCACCTGCAGCAGGAACGGCATCAGCCGCTCCATGTTCTGAATCTCGACGGCCTGGTTCGGCTTTCCGGTAGACCCGGCCTCGACCTCGAGGAAGATTTCGTCGGCAATCTGCGCCAGCGTCATCTGCGGCCACATCGCGCCGACACCGACGATCTGCTTGACCTGTTCCTCGGACATCTCGCGGAACAGGATCTGGCTGGCGGCCCGCGCGATGGTCGACAGAAAGCTGTCGAGATCGTCGATCGACGAATCGTCCGACGACTTCGATGCGCCGGCCGCGATTGCTTCACCCGTGGCGGTGGCCTTCCCCGTCAGCCCGAACTGAGCTTCGCTGGACCCGACGATGAGCTGCGTGTCCTGGAAGAAGGGCTCCGTGGCGTAGAGGTTCATGTCGACGCCCGGGACGGCGATCGGTGCCATGATCTCGTTGATGTTGCCCTCGGTGTCGAGTTGAACGACGTCAAAGGCGTCCGCTTTCTTCAGTGCATCCATGTCCGTGTCGGACAGCGCGCCGCGGCGAGCGCTGAAACGAGGCCGACTGGCCTTGCGATGCTCGCGCATGCCCTGGCGCGACGTGTTGAAGTCGTGCTGCTGATGCTCGATCAGGCGCACGTCCGACGGCGGGAATAGGGCGTCCTCGCTCTCGGTGCCGTTGAAGACCAGCGCATAGATCGGCCAGAAGTCCTCGACAAATACGTCGGGCGCCGCCGGGGCGCGTAGGAACTTCGGGTGGCCGTCCGCGACGATGTAGACCAGCCCGGATGCCTTCTCGTAGTGCTTCCAGACGCAGACAAGGCCCTTGGCCTCCCCGCCTTCCTTCTGCTCGCCCTCGACGACCGTGCCGCCGTCCAGTTCGTCGGTCTTCGCGTCGCCGGTATATTTCTTGTAGGCGCTGCCGAGATCGACCCCGAACATTTCGCGCACTTCGTCGCAAGTGTAGGAGTATTCGACCGTCAGGTGGCGGGCGCCGATGAAGCCGACGAGTTCGCGGCACAGCTTGTCCGGGATGACCTTCGTCGATTGAGGGAAGTCGAAGACCAGGCCCTCGCGCAGAACGACTTCCGGCTCGGCCTGCAGCGCCGCGATCGACTGTTCGAGTTCAGCGATCTCCGGGTCGTCCGGCAGGAGCGGGCTGTCGGTGTCAGCCGCCTTTTCGGCGAGAACGCGCATATGGTCGAGACGGGCACGGAAGTCCGCCAGCCGCTCGCCGATCTCCGGGCGCGGCCCCGTCTGGCGCTGGAAGGCGAGCTCGACATAGCCGACGCCGGTCGTTCCGGTACGGCGTACGAGTTGCTTGGCGCCGGTCTTGAAATCGACGGGCTTCTGCTCGCGGAGCGCCTGGGCGAACACGATCTCGAGCGTCTTGCCGACGCGGTCGAGCATCTTCCGGCGCTCCATACCCTGCTTGAAGTCCGCGACGATGGCGTTGGCCGCCTCAAACGCTTGGACCATCTGCTGCATCTGCGGGTTGGCTTCGTCGATCATCGGCTGACCGTCGGGGCCGACCGGCGCCGTGCCGAGCATCGCCTGCGCCTGGATCACCGTCTGCATGGCGGTGTCGATCGACTTGGGGTCTTCATCCCACACGGCAAAGTCGAGCGATTCTCGCCGCTTCGCGACGACCTTCGGGTTCTTCGCGTAGAGCGCCGCCGTCTTGTTCTTGACGTGGCGGCCGGCGAGATTCGCGCGATACCAGCCCGCGGCATACTCCGGGGTGGCGCCGTGCCGGGCGATATACATGTCGCGGCGCATCAGATCGAACGCCGGCTTGTGGTGCTTCTTGTCCTCGCGGATACGCTTCTGGATCTGCTTGACCAGGTTCAGCTCGGCTTCGGGAACGCCGGCGGTGGGCGCGGCGCCGTCGCCGTCGTAGCTGTCAGGAGATGCGTTCGACATGTCGGCCATGACTTTTCTCAAAATCCCGAAAGGACGCCGGCGCGACGTTTCGCCTCGGCGTGTATATCATTCTGTTTGAGCCAATTGAAGCTGCCTTCGTGGACCTTCGGCGCGGTCGCCGCGCGGGACGGGCCGAACTGGCTTTGCAGTCCGAGACCGATATAGGCCAGCGCGTCGACAAAGTCGTCATGCGTGCCGTTCGGGAACTCCAGCATCTCTTCAATCGCGTCGGACGCCCATTTGCGCCCCTTAGGAAAATAAACCTTCCCCATCGCGACGCGGGCGGCGATCGATTGCGCACGCTGTTCCTTGTCACTGGCCGGTGTGACCTCGACGAGGTTGATGTAGGTGCTCGTTTCGAGCATCCGCTTGCGGAGAAACGGCCCGATCGATTTCGAGATGTGACCGCGCTCCGCCCACCACAGCAACGGCCTGTTTTTGCCGGCGGCCATCGTCAACATCGCCTCGACCGCCTGGTCTGTCGGCATGCGCCTCCATACCGCGTCCAGGACGTAGATGTTATCCTGCCGATCGACGCCGACCTTCAGCAAGCAAGACGGGTCGTTGCGTTGGTTCGTGCCGACGGCGTGGTCGGACGAGCAATAGATGCGCAGATCGGCGGGCAGATCGCTCGGTTCATAGTACTGAATCGTCTCGCGTCGAAACAGGATACCGTCTGCGACGGTCGGCCTTTGTTGCGTAAGAGCAGCGAAGCCGAGCGGGTCACGGCGCTGGTTGGCGAGATGGTAGGCGACGTCGTAGGTCGTGCCATCTTTGCGGGGTTCCGGCCACAGCGCCTCGCCTGGCTTTCGCCCAAGCGGGTCGTCGTCCTCCGCCAACCCGGGAAGCCGGATGATCTTCCACGTCGCCGCCTCGGCCTCGTTGTAGTGATCGTTCTTCGGGTCCGTCAGCCGGCCGATGATGTCGTCCGAATGCCACCGCGTCATAGTGATGATGGTGAGGCGTTTTCCCATGCGCCGGTAGAGAGCCACTTTCGTAAGCCACTCCCACGCCTGGTCGCGGATCGCTTGCGACTTGGCTTCCTGCGCATCCTTGTAAAGGTCATCGATCAGCAACAGATGCGCGCCGCGACCGTTGATCTGTCCGCCGCGGCCCGCGAAAATGAGCCGACCGCCGCGCTCCGTGACGATGTTATCCTTTGCCGTTCCGCCGCGCCGCAGCTTGTGGTTCGGGAACACCTGTTTGTAATTCGGCGACGTCATGATCGCGCGGGTGTCCGCGCCGAAGTCGCTGGCTAGATCGTCACCGGCCGCTGCCACGATGACATCGTGCTCCGGATGGCGCCCGCTGTACCACGCGGCCAGTCGTTTCGTCGCGAGCTCCGTCTTTCCGTGGCGCGGTGGCATGCAGAAGATAAGCTGTGTGATCTCGCCTCGTTCGACCTGTTGCAACACATCCGCTACGAGCCGGTGAAACTTTGCCGCCTCGTATCGCGTGCGCGAGAGATCGTTAATGGCTTCGGGATCCGGCATCGTAAATTCAGTGAACGCCAGCAGATCGTCATGCGCTTCCTGCGCCCGCAGCTTGCGCCGAACGAGCGCGGTATCGCGCTTCAGCTCGGCAAGCTGTTTCTCCAGGCTCTTCGCGTCAGCCTGTTCTTCCTCCCACCCGAACCGCTTGCCGGTCTTGGGATTGATGCGCGACGACTTTGGGGCGGCCATCAGTTCGTTTTGCGCAGGATGTTGACCATCTCGGTCAGCCGCTTCTCGACGGTCTCGTTGTTCCGGCGCAGCTCGGCGCGGACCTCGTCGAACTGCTTCTCCATGCGGCTGAGATGCGCGTCGAGATCGTCGCGCCTGACATACTCGTCGCGAACGCGGTTGACGCGCTCGTGCAGCGGCGCCGTCTCCGCCTTGATGCGTGCTTCCAATCCTGTTTCCATCGTCGTGAACATGCTGATCAGAGACCTATCGCGTGCCATCGCCGCCAGAACGACCGGCGTCGTGATCCCGCCGACGCCTATGAGAATCTGCCAAGTTTCCAATGCCCAGATGCCCTACTTCGTAACGCGGTTTTCATCCCGCCATTTGCGGATGCCGTCGACCTGTGCGGAGCAGACCCGAAGTGCTCCGCGCGTGGCGTTCAACTGGTCGACGATCCCTCCGGTCGTCGTCACTGGCTTGTAGGGGCGCGGACAAGGAACAAGCAGCGCCGCCGGCGGTTCCATCACGACAACCTGGGGCTTCGTGACGATCTTAGGGACGGTTGAGCAGCCGCTGAAGATCGGCAGGCACAACGCCAGAAAGATAAGCCCGTACGTCTTCATTGGATCGCTCCAGTTCGGTGACAGACGCCTGCGTCTCGGCAGTCGTGTCGTTGATGGCGGCCACGTCGGCGGCGATGGCCGCCAGCAGCTTGTCGGTGCGCTCATTGGCCTCCGTGATGCGCTGGATCGTCTCTTCCTGCGCCCGATTGGCCTCGACCGCGACATTGAGCGCCGCGAGCGCCTTGGCTTGTTCGGCGCGGGCATCGATGGCACTGCCGCGATACCACAGCAGGCCGATCGCCAGCGCGGCGATAACGGCGTAAGGGGCGAGACGTATCCAGGGCGGCAAGGGGATCATTCGTCCTTCTCCGTCACCAAAGCCGGCTCGATGACCGTGCTCTTGATCTCTGTCGTCGAGCCGGCCGTCTTGTTCTTGCCGTCCCAGATGACCCCGAAGACGTAGGAGCCGACGAGCGAACCGATCAGCAGGATAAGCGCCGTGGCGATGGCCTCACGCAACTGGTCGGGCGGCCCCATGATCGCGATGTAGCTGACCATCGCGACGCACCAGACCAGCAGCAAAATCACGATCCGTCGCCGGATCCGCCAGTCGTCGCTGCCGATCTTGTCGAAGAACATGTCACGCCTCGTTCGTGGAGAGCTGGCCGTTGCTCTCGTAGACCGGAAGGTTGTAGCGCTCCGGTGAAGGCGCGATGGACGGCCAGCGATAGCCAAGCACGCGGCTGCGCGGGAAGAAGGCAATCGACACCTTGTCGCCCTGGTTGCCGCCAAGCACGGCCAGATTTCCGGCCCTGTCCTGGCCGACGACAAAACCGACATGGCCCGATGCGCCCTGCGGCGCACCGCGCCAGAAGACGACTACGCAGCCGACGGCTGGGCGCTCGATCCTCTTCTGCAGTTTCAGCCAGTTGCGCGCCATCGCGCCGCCGGGCGCGGCCTTCAGCCCCGACTCGACCAGCACGCCGCCGACAAAACCGCCGCACCACGGCGTCTCGTCGTCCGTGAACGGAACGCCCATCTTCTTCCAGAGCGCGATGATATCGGGGTTGTGCTGCGGCCCCTTGACCTCGCGCATGCCGAGATACTTGCGCGCCGTGACCATCCACTGCGGTTCGTCCATCGTCGCCTCCTATGTCCAGGTGATCGTCACGCGGCCGTTAGCGCCGTTCGGACTGGAAACGCCGTTCCCGCCGCCGCCCACGGTGCCGCTGAGCGTGGACCCTACGACCAGTCCGCCGACGGTGTACGTGCGAGCGCAGTAGCCCCCGCCGCCGCCGCCGCCCGCACCGGTTCCTTCGGCGCCCGTCCCGCCCTGCCCGGCGCCGCCGCCGCCCGGAGCATTGCCGGTTGTTGCGGAGCTGGAGCCGCCATTCGGACTAGCGCCGCCGTCGCCTCCGAATCTATCAGGAGACCCGGTTCCGGCGCCGCCCGCCGACCCGGTCGTGTTTATCGTCCCGCCCGATGCCGTGCCGCCGCTGCCACCTACACCGGGACTGTTTTGCCCGCCTTGCCCGCCGCCGCCACCGCGAGCAGTCATGGCTGTTTGCGTGCATGTAGTGCTGCCGCCGTTACCACCCGCTACGCCGTCCGTTATGTCGACACGGCCGGTGCCACCTTCTCCGCCACCGCCCCACAGCTTTATGGTCAGGCTATTCTCGTAGTTCGGGACGGTGCGCGACCACGCTCCGGGCGTGTCGAACGTCTCTGACCCGGGAGCGGCGTAGGATGGCGCCGGAGCGCCGAGGACGCCCGCGAAGATCGGGCTCATGCCAGCGTCCTCGTGAACTCGATCGTGAATGACAGGTACGTACAGGACGACACCGAGGCGAGCGTCATGACGATGTCGTCGCCGATCGCGACGGTATTGGCGCTCGAGTGCGTCTGCGATTGCTCAGTCGTCGAGACGGCATTCGCGGTTCCGCCAAGCGCTGTCGTGTTGATCTTCGTCGTCGCCGTCGCCGTGCCGGCGGCCGAACGTGTCGTGACCTTCGTGATCACGACGGCGTAGGGGATATTGATGACGAGGCGGTAGTCGCCCGTCACCGGCGCGACGATGACGCCGGAGATGAAATCGGTCTGCGCGCGGGCCGCTGCTGAAATCTCGGTCCTGACGGCACCGGCCGTCGTATCGGCCAGGATCGCGAGCCCGATCGCCCCGGGCGTGCCGATCGCGTTCGTGATGCGGGCGTCCGCCGCGGTGTTGAAATCGGAGATCGTGGCCGCGAGTTGCGTACCGGTGTGGTTCGCGCGCGCCAGCAGGGTCGCGTCGGCGCTATTGGCAGTTGCTGCATTCGCGATACCAGCCAGCTTTGTCCGCTCGGCGGCCGTCATGACCTTGGCGTCGGCTGCTTCCGCCATGTTCGCCATGTTGAAGGCGTCGCCGCCGACCGCCAGGGGATCATAGACGGCCGCCAGCATGTCGCCGGACCCGGCTCCGGTAGCGCCGGCATCGCCGCGCGGAATGGTGATAGCGAGAACCGCCGCGGCGGCGGTTCCGACATTGGTAACGACCGCGTCGGACCCTGCGGCGCCTGTCGTCACGGTGCCGATGGCAATGGTCGCTGCGTCGCCCTTCAGCGACAGCAACCATGCCGTCTCGTCACCGACAAATCCGTCGTCGACCGCGACCTGGTATGCCGAAGCGCCGGCCAGATCGGCGACCTCGTCGGCGAGCGCTTCGCGCGTCACGATCCCGTTGGCCAGTGCTCCGTCGGAGCGGCGGATGTCCGTGATGGCGTCGACGATCTCGTCGATCGACGTCTCTATATTGGCGAATTCGTTGTCGACGCCAGCACCGGGCAGCGGATCCGACGGGTTGGTCGACTGATAGCCCGCGAAATCGTAGGCAGTCACGTATTTCGTCGGGTCGGCCATGCGTCAAATCCGTCCGATTTGAGAACTGCGACTTCTTACATGATCGACAGACACTTGTCACGCCATCCCATTTTGCGCAAGTGTTGTTCCCTGCTAACTCGAGGCGAGACCGAACGGAGACGGCAGCGTGAGCGATCTGGAGCGCGACAGGGCGGCGTGGAAGGGTGACGCCCTGCCACGAAACACGAAAGCCGTGATCATCGGCATTATCGTCTTTGCCGTGATCGGAGCCGTCATGTTTCGTCTCGCGCTCTAGCCGCCTAGCTACATCAGCTTCCAGTCCGTATTCAGGACGTGCGCATCGCCGGTCAGGTAGCGGAGATAAATCCCAGCGTTCGTCGTGATCAGGTGCCCGACCACGTATTTGCCGGATGTCGGCATGGCCGCAGAATACGTCAGCATTCCCGCCGCGTCTTGTTCGAACGTCCCGCTGGCCGGGTCAAGGTCCCGGATACGATATGTGATCATCGGACCCGCAAAGGGGATACGCCCGAGGCCACGGAATTTGCTATCCGTGGTCGTTGCCGACGAGCCCGTTCCGATGTCGACATAGCCGATGTTGTCGCGCAGCGTGTTGTATTGGATGGCCTCGATCGCACCGCCTTCAAGGGTCCAAGGATTCGCCGCGTTCTTGAAGTGGTTCCCCGCAATGAAGAGGCCACGCAGCAGGGAAAGATGGATGCAAGCCGGCGCTGCGCCCGTGAAGCCGCCCGTCCATTTGTTGCCCGCCGCGCGCTCCGGCTGGATGCGATAGGGGTCTACATCGATAAGGTTGCCAACGATGGAGATCCCCTGATAATGCGCCGTCGCCGCATCGCAGTCGATGCCGTGCCTGACGTTGATGATGGTGTTCTGCGCGATCAGTGTGTTGCGGAACGCCATGTCAACGGTCGTCCGGGCGAGGTAGATACCGGCGCCCAACGGGAAGTTCTGGATGATGTTCCCGGCGACCGTCGCGCCCTCGAAATCGCCGCGAAGCTGGAGACCGCCAAGCGCAAACTCGGTATCCCCGATCGCCGGGTTGTCATAGCCCCAGCGGGTGAAGCGTTTGCCGTAACCCATGCAGGAGTAATACGACCCGCCCTGATGGGTTCGCATGAGCGTGTTGTTGACGCATTGCAGGCCAGCGCCCCGGAAGCCTGCAACAGCGTCCGTTCCGGTCATGTCCTGGACGTGCATCGCGCCCCACGCCTGGGTCGTGGAAGCCCAAGGCAAAGTAGCTGGCGTGCCCGTTCCGGTGCCAGTCGGCGTTGCCGGCGTGCCGCCGCGAATGCTGAGCGCGTAGGTATCGGTCGACCACGTTCCGTCAGGTGGATCGGCCAGATCGCTTTCCTTCAGCGTGTCCTCGACAAGATTGTGCGAGATCGTCACGGTGCGGAAACCGCCCTCGCCACGGTCCGACACGTCTGACGCTTGTGTGTAGGCAGCAATGCCGCCGCCATACATCCGGCGCAAGATGTTGTGGCTGATGTCGAGCGCGGCAGGACCAAGGACCAGCATCCCACGACAGCTTTCGAACACATTGCCAGTGACACTAGCACCAGCACGGCGCGGCCCGGCATAGTTCGGAAGGTCATCCAGATCGGGCAGGGCAACCACGTTGTCATCGACATGCAGACCGTAGTTGCCGAAAATCTGGATATTGTCGCAATCCTCGGCGCGGAAGCCGTCACCGGCAATCCGGTTAAGCTTGGACTTCGCGTAGATGACCTGTCCGCACGACCGGGTGTTCGTCGCAAAGCCCATGATGTCGACAATTTCGACACCATCGAGCCGCACGGTCTGCGTATGCGTCGGCCAGAATGCATGGCAGCGATACGGCAATGCCGCGCCAGTCCACGACCGGCCACCCTTTTCGATGTCGCGCCACCAGGTGCCCTGAATGACGATGCCGTGCTCAAGGATGCACTTCTGGTTGATGTTGCGGTTGTTCCGCGTGTAGTCGCTCGTCTGCGCCGACGCGATGAAGATGTTGCCCGTCTGCGCGGTGGCGGTATAGGCCGGATTGTCGTCCAGAATGAACCGCGTGCGCCCGGCCGAACGCCAGTGCAGACCCCATTGCCCGTATTGAACGAGCTTCTGCGACGCGCCGTTCGGGACGAGGATGCGGATGTCGCCGGACGGCCATAGGATCGGAACCTTGAGCGCTTCCGACACGGCCTGAGCCGCTACGACGGCCGCGAGGCTGTCCGTTCCTGTCACCGCTCCCGTGCCGACCGGAGCATAGCGCAGATCGGCCGCGGCCCACCATGCGCCATCAGCGGACTGGACAGCATCCGCTGGGAGCTTCCTTGCCGACAAGTCATCTGCCTGCCCGTTGAAGGTTCCAAAACTGTAGATACCAACGCCTGTTGACAAAGCGGTCGCGGCAAGCACGGTCGTCTTGACACCGGTCGTCGTGTTGTCAGGGCCGGTGTTGTTCGACCCAAGCAGGATCGCCCGCAGCCCGCCTGCCGTGCGCGAGAGTATGCGGAAAGCGACGAATACCTTGTCTCCGTTTGCGAGCCCAACCGTCTGATACAAATTGGCTTGGCCGCCAGGGATGACGGTTACGACATTCGCACCAATCGTGAAAACGCTGGTGTCGCCCGCTTCAAGGTATCCAGTCGCCGAGGACATGTTGCCGTTGACGATCAGCTCCGGTCCGAGCCTCGGATGGTTCTCGTCTATCCTCCGCCACGGTTCGCCATTGACCTTGATCGCCTCGACACTGCCGCCAATCGTCGCCGCAGCGAGCGCGGTCGTATCCGCGTAATTGGTCAGGGAAGCGACGTCATTGACATCGATCGTGGCGCCCATGACGACGCCGAGCGCAAGCGGGTTGATGCCTTCCGGGCCGGGCACGTATTCATACCATGCAGTGCCGCCGCCAGCGAGCGTGATCGACAGCTTTCCGGCGTGCGATGGTTCCGAGACAGCCTTCTCGTAAAGCGCCTCCCCGCCGTCGCCAGCGGCGGCATAGCCTGCCGTGCGGATGAAATCGGGCGCCGTGATCGGGTGGAAGTTCGCAATGGCGTCGGCGCGGCTTGGCCGATCGTGCTGGCGGTGATCGACGTATGCCTTGACGCTCTGCTGGGAGGGCGCGGCAGTGGCGCTGTCCGACGTGAGCGCATCTTCGTCGAGGAACCCGGCGGTCGCCGCGGCGCCAAGGCCAAGCGTCGTCCGCGCGCCCGACTGCGACGTGTCGTCCAACAGCGCCAGGCCCGTCGTTCCGGGCGTAACCGCGGCCAGTGCTGTCAGATTGGCACTGTATGCCTGGACAGTCGACCCGAGCGTCAGTCCGGCCAATTTCGTCCGTTCGGCGCCGGTCATTACCTTGGCGTCGGCGGCCTCGATCATACTCGCCATGTCGAAAGCATCGGCGAGCTGCGCGGTCGGGTCGTAGGTCGCCGCAACCATGTCGCCGGATCCGGCGCCGGACGCCCCGGTGTCGCCGCGCGGAATCGTGATGTCGAAGATCGCGGCGGTCGATGTGCCGACGTTCGTGACGATGACGCTTGTTCCCGCCGCCCCGGTCGCCACAGTGCCGACGGCGATGGTCGCCGCGGCGCCGTTCGTCCCGTCTGTGCCGTTCGTCCCATCTGTGCCGTCAGCGCCCTGCAGACTGGCGACCCATTCAGCTTCGGTACCGACAAACCCGTTCGAAACCGCCACTTCATAGGCCGAACGACCGGTCGGAAATTCAAGCTCAGGCGCCAGGGAATCCGCCGTGACTATCCCGTTCTTCAGCTTTCCGTCGGAACGGCGAATGTCGGCCAGTGCGTCGATCGTATCGGAAATCGAGCGATCGAGCTCGGCCAGGTCGTTGTCGATCTGCGTGCCCGGAAAGGGAAAGTCTTGGTTTTCCTGCTGGAAGCCGGAATACGAGTAGTCGATGTCGGGCTTAACGGGGTTCGGCACGGCATCGGCCCTCGTTCAAAACTGGTCGAACTTATACCAGCGACTTTTGACAAGCGCAACGAGCGTCAAAGCGCCCGGCGCGCCAGGAGGAACGTCTGCAGCGCGGATGCTTCCGGCGCCGGCAGCAGACTAGTCACGATCACATCGCGCGCCTTGCCGTGCCAGAAAGACGAGGCGGTGTCGGATATATTCGACCCGACGCGGGTCCGAATGCTACCGATTGCCGGATCAACCGCCGTCGTGACCGCCGTTCCCCCATCAACTACTATGGATATCTGACCGGTCTTGAAAATGGACCGAACGACGTGCCTCGATGCAAATGGCCCCGCCGCCTCGGCCAGAGCCGAGCCTGTCGTGGACCGCATCACGTTGTTGGTGTTGCGAACCATATTGGCCGTCGCGGACGGCGCGCCGATCGCCACCGCGAACTTGTTACCTGTCGTCGCGCCGTCCGCGTCGTTCTGCAACACGGCCCATATCTCGAAATTGCCGTCGTCCGAGCCGAACGGCTGGCTTTCCATCGACAGGTAGTCCGCCGTCCCGTCGAACGTCAGCCCGGGGAAGCCGTTGAAACCGGTGGCAGAATATGCCGGACGCGCCCCATCGGTGGCCTGGACGAGTGCGTAGCCATTCTTCCGGTCAATCCATGACGACACGCCGGCACCGGTCACGGTAATCCCAAAAGCCGCGTCCCACCAGGCCAGCATCAGCGGCCCGAGCAGCAACGGCGAAAACGTCGTCGGCCGGACCGGCCCGCCTAGGCGACCGAGGGACAGGCCAATACCCATCAGGCGCAGATCGCGACGGAGAGCGTGCCGGATCCGATACCGGCCACCTTGTAGCCGTCAGGCACGTTGAAATATTCGACGACGCCGGCCGGCATGTAAATCGAGGCCGTCCCGGACGCCGCGGCGGCCGTCGGGTTGGTCCCGAACGCGACCCAGGCATTCTCCGTCGCGACGATCCGCACCCGGGAGAACGTCCCGGCGGCCCCGAGATTGCCCGTCGACAGCGCGCCGGACTGCGCGCTGGTGCCGGAGAGCGCCACCACCTGCTGCGAGGTCGGCATGAGCGAAGTGGGTTCTGCCACGGTGGCCTCCTGCGGGCGTCAAATCCTGCCGAACCGTATACCAGCGACTTCTGACAAGCGCAACGGGCCGGAAAACGAGATCGGCCGCAGCGGGGAGGAAATCGCTGCGGCCGAACCGTGGATGACGACCAAGACATCCGTGCTCAATTCCGGGAGGACGCGAGCAGGACGGATTATGCCGTCGATGCGGCCAATGTCAACTGCGAGTTTTGACGGAAGCCCGACACGTTGGCCTCTGCGAACGCCTGCGCGTCCTGGCGGGAGGCGAACTTCTCGGCCTCCGTGAAATCGTTGGTCCAGACGATCGGCCGCCAGCCGTGCGCGCGTTCCCGGCCCGGCTTGTAGTGGATGATTTTCAGCCAGCGTTTGCCGTGGGCGCGGAGCGCGAACAGATCGGGGCGGAGTTGGGCGATTTCGACGGTCATGTCAGCGCCCCGGAATGGAAAAACTCGCCCCGGATCGGAGCCAGGAACGCGCAGTAGGCCGCGTGCGCCGCTTCCGGCGTGTCGAACTGACCGAGATAGACCTTTCGACCCCCTACCGAGGCTCTGGACGTCCAGCGCCCGCGATCGAGATACGCACCTTTCAGCGGCGCGGCGCCGCGCTTCGGCTGCGGGCGGTTCCAGACGTTCTGTGGCTGTGTGGCGGCGCGCAAATTGTCGATGCGGTTATTCGATTTGTCGAGGCCCCGGTGGTCGACGATCCGTGGTTGCTCGCCGTGGACCAGTGCGTACGCTACTCGCCCGGCCGTGAGACGGTAGCGTTGGCCTTCCACGCGAACCTCGGCGCGGCAGTAACCGCCTTCATCACACGTCGCGAACGCTGCGGTCCCAGCGTATTGCCGGTTCCAGTTGTCGGCATGCTCTTCGGTCTGAAAGTGGTGACTCGGGCGATGCTTCCAGCGAAACGCCCCGGTGTCGGGGTCGTAGGAAAAACACTCGCGCAGAAATTCGATCGGCAGTATCTTCGGTTCAGCCATGACGCCCTCGTTGCGTTGCGGTCAAAAGGCCGAAGCTGTGTTGACGCACGCTTCGGCCTTTGCACTTTGGGCGGCAGTGTCGGATTTGTCAAACGCTGCGGTCGGCGAGTTTTGACGGCGGACAGGGTGTCCGAGTTCGAAAAATCGCAGAATTTTTGTAGACGGGGGTGCTGCGGCCGGCGCGGGCCGCCGGCGACTGGTGCCGGGGGTCCACCCCGGCTCTGCCGGGGTGGGATCGCCCTTCGCGTGCTGCCCTCTACGTTCCTAACGTAGTGGACAACGTTGATAATCCGCTGCTTTGCGCATGGCAGATGGTAGCAGGATGGTAGCTTTGCTAGTCAAACAGGCTGGCATCGGGCTCGATGACAGGCTTTGCCCGATCGGCCAATGCGCGCTCGACTGCCTGTTTCTGCCGCTCCATCTTGTCGAGCGCAACGCGCAGCTCGTTGCCATCCATTTCGCTCGGATCCTTGGCGTTGCCTTCCTCGCCAATGGCGATTCCCGACAGTTTCGCCAGCTTATCGGCCGCATTGACGCGGGCGCCGGCCGGTTGCTTGGGATCGGTGCCGATCTCGACGAGGATACCCACCGCGATCTGCCCGGCGTCCTGCAGGAGGAAACGCCGGGTTTCCTCGCGTGTCGCGTTCGCCACGAGCTCTTGCTGGTTCATCAGCTTCCAGCCTGCCACTGCCGGGCTTGCATAGCCTGCTTTCTCGGCCGCATACTCCTGGTCGCCCGTGCGCGCCATGTGCTTGACGAACTCCCGCTGCATGTCGTTCAGCCGCCGCGCCATTTCGGTCTACTCAGTTCCATAATCCGGCAAACCGGACAATCCGTTGCGCCCGATCGGCGTTACTGCTTTCTCGCACATCATTGTGCGCAAATCGACTAGCGTTTTTTGCACATCGATGTGCACCATTTCGCTATCGGCGCCCGCGTCAAATTCGTCAAATTTTGCGTTTGACAAGTTCGTCCAACTGACATACATATCAAGTGACATACAGTTCAACGGAGATCGAACATGTTCAAAAAAGGCGACATAGCCGCCCGCGTCACAACGACCGTGACGCACTACGGCTTCGGATCCGGGCGCGCACCGACCAAGCATCACTCGATCGAGATTGTCAGGGTCTCGAGCGCTTCTAAGGACGGCCGCGTCAAGTCGTTTCAGACTTCGCCCGCGTCGCCCGTCTACAAAGTGCTCGACAAATACGGTGCCGTGCGCTGGCTCGCCATCAGCGAGCACCAGAACGCTGCACGCGATCTGTTTGCCACGACAGTTGCACCATTGCACTTTGACGACCAGGAAGCCGCGAAGGCCGCCATCCTCGCCGTTGCCTAACCCGTCAAAACTCACCTAACGGAGAAACCGCCATGCTCGACCTTGCCAACATGACGCAGGACAAATGGAACGCCCTCACTCCGGCGCAACGCAAAGCCGTCCAGGACCGCAGCGGTCTGCACCCGCAGCTTGCCGGGCTGGAAGGCCACAAAGTCCGCGTGGAGCCTAAGCGCGAATATGGTCGGTCGACGTTCCGCGTCGGGATCACAACCGGCTGGCGCCCTTGCCACCTGGCGATGCGCGCTGGCGCAATGGGCTCGTCCGACACGATCAACCCCGCTGAGACGTTCACAACCGTTCGCGTACTCGCCTAACCCGTCAAAACTCACCTAACGGAGAATTTCCAATGTCTGACATCTACGACCAGCACGAAGCCGCCTTCGCCCGCGTTTCGGCCTATGTCGTCTGGCTGCGAAACGGCGACGGACCGCGCATTGTCGCGAAAGTCGCCTTCAAGCATCCTGCCGATGGCGCCGGGCGCCTGTATGCCTATGTCCACTGGATCGGCTCGCAAATGGTGCGCGGCCACGCCAGCGGCGGAGGCTATGACAAGAAAACCGCCGCCGTTGCCTCTGCCGTCGCACGCATGAAGCCGGCGCACGGATCGCCAGAAGCCATGTTCTGCGCCGTGCTGGCGAAAGACACCGGGCCAACGTGGGATAACCAGCTTCACTCCGCCGGCTTCGATGTCATCCAGGCCGTTTGAGGATCCGACCATGTCCGAAGCTTCCGAAATCGCCGCCAACATGATCAACCGCGCCGGCGCCGCGCCTGAACTCGCCTCACATGACGAGGCCCGCAAATGGATCGTCGATCAATGGGCCGACTGGCGCGAATGGATCAGCGGCCAAATGCTCGACAACATCGCCGATTCCGTCCTGACGCAATCGAAGGTGACGAAATGAAAACCGCACTCGACATCCTACGCATGTTCCTCGAGCTCGCCGCGCTGGCGGCCATGGCGATCGGCATATTCGTCGCGGCCATGAGCTTCGCCCCGCCGCTCTGATCGTCAAAACTCGCACCTGAAGGATACGACTATGAATGCCACCGCACCGACACTGCCCGTCATCTTTCGCAAGTTCCGCGGCGAGTTGTGCGCCTACTTCCCGACCGAACGCCACCACGGGCCGTATATAACCTGCTATGCCCCTGTTGGCCAGCATGGCGCCGCTGATACGTCCTGGCTGTCCAAGGGGCGCCCCGCCAAGCCTGACGAATACGCCGGCCTCCTGCAGGAGCTGCGCGGTATCTACGAAAGCGGCGATGCGGACCATATCAATCTGAAGGTCTACCGCCGCGCCGCAGGGAAGGCGTCAACGCGCCTCGCCTTCAAGCACTGATCGTCAAAACTCGCACAACGGAGAAACCATCATGACTCGACATATCGGCGGGTCCCTCCTGCCATCAGGGAGCCCAGAAGTCTACCGCCCGAAAATCGGGCAACACGGAACGTTCGAAACGCGCCCGTTGCACGAAATAGACACTCACGGACTATTCTACTCCGTGCCGGCCGGCGAGGTTAACCACGGCCCGATGCTGATCGCTATGCACCCGAACGGGCATTCATGCGACGAACTCGCTAAACGTATCATCGCAGCATGGCGCGGCGAGATGCCGCCGGAACGCGCACTCGACCAGTTCGATTATATCCTGGCGTGTGGCGGCATGGGGAAGAGCCGGAGCGCGATCGAATATATCGCGTCGGGCGAATGCTGATCCTCGCAGCGCTGGCCGCCTGCCTGCTGATCTTGCCGCTTGCCGTCGTGCCGCTGTTGTGCGGCCGGATAGCCCGCCGCACCTGGGAACGCCTGACGGAGAATCGCCCGTCGCGCCATTGAGCGCGGCGGGTTCTGTATGTCGTTTCATCGGCCTGCTGCATTCTTCCTGAATTTCCTGATCTGGACGAAGGTGGAAAGCCGGGGTGGAAAATGGAAGGGTATTATATACCCCCTTCCATTCCTTCCACTTCACCCTTGCGGGCAATTCCATAAATTCCACTTTTTCCACCTTGCCGTATCTTATTGATTTCACTCAAACAAAGATGGAATTTTCTCGTCTTCCACATTTTCCGCCCGCAATTTCCAGAAACCGGACCGACATTTTGTCAGAAGGCCCTTTTTCGTCAGTTTTTCGACATGTTTCCGCATGGAATCTTTGGAAATTCGGTGCGGCGAATCCTCCATAAAAGACAAAATGTCCGACACCGACAGGCCATTTTTGCCGTCGCCGCGGGCCGTCAAGTCCGCAACGGCCGCCAATACCGCCCCTTCCTTTTCCGTGATCTCCCCCCTCGCACCGACCGAAGCGCCGTCTTCCCGAACCAGCCGAACCGTGCAAGACGTGACCGGATCCCCGTCGCCATCGACGCCTAGCGTCACCACGTCCAGGACAAAGCCCGACGAAAAGCCGCCATCCAGATCGCGCTGCTTGGTGACGCTGATCACGCCGTCGACGATCTCGATCTCGGTATCGGTCGCAGCTCGCAACAGCGAATGCCCGCGGGCGCCTCGAGCGCGATCCTTGCCTGAATGATGCACGGCCATGAGATGCGCCCCTGTCGCCGATCGCAGCGCGTCCAGGTGCTTCACCATCGCGCCCATATCGGTCGACGCATTCTCATCACCACCGGCCATCGCACGCGACAGGGTATCCACGACGATAAGGCCGAAGCGCTCGCCCGTCGCGCGCACGGCCGCAATGAGCGGCTGCAGATCGGCATCGGCCCGCAACAGATTGACAGGGTGCATCAGGAACCAGAAGGCCACCGCCGGGCCATGCCGGGCCGCCAGTGCGGCTGCGCGCTTGCGGGCGCCCTTTCCGCCCTCCGCCGCGATATAGAGCACGGGCAGGGCCGCCGTTTTCCTGCCCGCCCACGGCAAGCCGCGGGCGATATGATAGGCCAGATCCATCGCGACGAACGTCTTGCCGGCATTCGATTCACCGTACAGGATCGTCATGGCACCCTGGTCCAGAACGCCCTTGACCAGCGGCAGCGCCGCGCCGTCGAGCGCATTGGCCGCCGCATCATCGAAGGCTGTGAACGTCAGCACCTTCTTCGGGTCGGAAAAAGCGTTTGGCAGACTTTCCGGGAACAGGGGGGTGTCTTCGCTGACCGGTTCGAACCACTGTTCGGCGCGGGAGAACGTGCCGGGCTCGGCCAGCCGCTCGGCTGTATCGTAGACCCATTGAGCCCCGCGCCGGAACGGCGCCTTCATCCGGTCCCAATCGGCGCGGACGATTTCGGGTTCGTTCTCGCCTTCCGCCCACCGGTCGCACCAGTCTGAGAAAAGCTCGAACCCTTCGTCCTCGTGATCTGGCCCGGCCGCTGCCTTGATGGCGTAGCCAAAGTCCAGGTAGGATTCCCGCGTCGGGAAGTTCGCCGACGAATTCGGCGTCGCCTTGACCGCTCGGGCCAGCATGTCGATCGGGCCGCGCAACGTCTTTTGGTCGACGTCGGTCTTCGCGCCCTCGCGGACGATGTCGGATGCCGCCGGCAACTGGCCGCGCAGATCGTCCAGAAACGCCAGCAGCGCGTCGCTCGAGGCGAACGGCACGTCGTCCAGCGCCGGCACCCCATGAGGCCAGCGGTACGGCTCGCCTGTGGCCGGGTGGACGCCCTGCGCGACGAACTGGCGCCCATCGGACAGGATCTCGACCCGCTCTTGCAGCCTGCCCTTCGCGTCGCGCTCGCCGAACTCGATCCGGGTGTATTGGAAGTCGACGTCTGTCCTGACGAGATACCCCGCCTTCGGGTAGTTGCCGATGCGAATGGGCAGTTGGCCGAAATGCTTCGTGACGCCGTCGCGGATGATCTTCGCCCGCTCGACGTCCTTTGTGTCCGCGTCGATCAGGACGAGCCCCTGACCCGTCTTGATGCCCACGCCGGCGCCCATGTCGTGCCACCTGGCGAGATCGTCTTCGGTCGATTCCCGCGCCAGCCAATCGAAGCCGCTCCACGTTCCATCGGGCCACCGGATGCCCGGCGCCTTGCCGCGGGCGTCGTCGCCCTTCTGCATGCGGATGAAGAGCGAGGATTTCTCCGAGACCGTGCAGCCGGGTGGCGTGATCGGAACCAGCCGTCTATAGCCGAGTGCCCACAGGACGGCGAAATGGTTCGTGTTCTGCATGTTCAAGGATCACGACCGTTTCTGCTTCGGCTGCGGGTATTTGCTCCCCAGCTTGCGCGTCTCGTTGCGCGAGGCGCACGCCAGCACCTTGTTGCTGCGGGCGACGTCGACATGGCCGGGCGACTTCATCGTCACGGCGTAATCGCCAGGGTTGAGCGGGTAGCCGGGCACCATCGTCCAGCCGTCTTCAATGCGCGCGGAGAACTGTTTCAGCGGAACCAGGTCGATCGTCATGGCAGCACCACGCCTTCAGTCAGCGCGAGTTCGGCCTTCGCGCGGTGGACCTGGCCTTCCAAGATCGCGATCTGCCGCTTGCGCCGCTTCTGGAACGATACCAGCGCTTCGGCCTGCGTGCGGCTGGCCCACTCGCGACGCGAGATCGACTTGTCGAGGTTGACGTATTTTCCGCACTCCAGCCGAGCACCGCGGGGTGTCCAGTGTTTCACACACCACCACGTCATCTCGAGACGCGGGTCGGTGGTTCCGTATTCGTCTCTGTCCGCATCGATCGTGTACGAATAGCAGCGCGCTTCCAGCCTCCACAGCACATCCGCGCCTTCCGGGGCCGGGCCGAATGGGTAGAAAATCTTGCCACGGTTCCACTGCAGATCAGTGAGTGTAATAGCCATGACACCGCCCTCAATACGAGCGCGGCGGAGCGAACAAACAGATCGTGCGTCCGGCGTCGGGGCCTTCCTGGTGCGCACACCAATGGAAGCGCCCGTCCGGCGAGACGCGCACGCGCTTGTCGCCATACGGCACGACCTCGCCGGTCGACCCGACGACGAAGCCCTCCGCCCGTTCCGTGATCTCGGCCGGCTTGGCCTCGCGGCAGTCATATGAGCTGCAGCAAGAGATCGGGTAGGACCAGCCGTTCGGCATGGCCGCCGTCGGGGTCGCGTCATGGGCGTAGCAGCGATTGACCGCGATGCCGAGCAACAGCCAGAACAGAGCACCGACGAAGATGAAGAACAGGATCCAGCCCCGCATCAGCGCCTTGTCCTCGTCGTCGAAGCCGGTGCCGCCGTCGGGTTCCTCGACCGCGCGATCGTTCAGGTCGTTCATGATGTCCTCCTGGTTGGTCGTTGAACTGCGCACAATGCGCGCGTCGTCAAATCTTGTCCAGATCGTCGTATGCGACTTTTGACAATGGCCGCAGCACGAGCTCGTAGCCGAGAGCATTCGCGAGATCCTGGGTCGTGTTCAGCCGCGGCATCCGCTTGCCGCTGCGGATCCGCGTGAACGTCGCATTGTCGTAACCGATGCGCGCCGCCATATGGCTGAACGGCTCGTCGCTGGCTTCCATGAGCGCCAATAACTGCTTCAACAGCGGCATCATGTTGGCCGGCGGCGCAGGGCGCGGCGGTAATTGCGGGCGCTTTTTAGCGCGACCCTTGGGGCGTCCTGACGGGCGCGTCACGCACTGTCCTCCTTTGCGCGGAGGATGGCGAGGCAAAGGGCGATGGCTGGAGAGGCGCCAGCGTGGGCCTTGCCATCGTCAATCTCTCCCGTCCACAATCGAGCAACGCGGCGCCGATCAATGCGGTTTGTGGCGACAGACCACCCGACATCCGGCAGCACCCGTTCCGTCAGCGCCACGGCAGCGTCTATCGAGGCGGTGATTTCGCTGCTGCCAAAATCTATCCACAGGGGGCCGTCCTGATAGCTCATTCGGCCGGCCCACGAGTGGATGCCGAAGCTTTTCAAGATTGCTTCGTCCAAATCCCGATCCGGTCCAGTAGCCTTCTCCAGCCGTTCGATCAGCTCACGCATCACCGCCTCCATTGCCAAGGGCGGCGTGGGCGTTCAGGAATGCTTCGAACAGAAGCGACAATTCGACCGGGAATCCGTCAGGGCTTATGCCTTGTATCGAATAGACCTTGTCTTTTCGATTGAAGTTGCGAGCGAACAGTTCTCCGGCGATAATGCTAAATGGCCGCAGCGCTTCCTCCAGCACTCGCACCCTCTCTTCCTGGCGGGCGCGTTGGGCCATGATGGCGAGGGCGGCTTCGGATGCTTCGGCGCGGGCAATCGCTGCGGCTTCGGCCATGATGGCTTCGCCCTCGCGCTTGGATGGTCCTCCCTCCCGCGCCTCGTCCCTCTCCTTCACGAGACGGGAGATGGCGGAGGCGGGGTAGAGGGGGAACTTGAAGTTGCCGCCCTCGCTTCGGCGCATGGGAAGGTATCTGCCGCTCGCGCTGTCATCGTCGCAATCTGGCGACATCGCATGAAGCTGCCCCTCGCTGACCCAAATCACCGGCTCCACCCCCTCGACAGCCGGAGCGGACGGGAGGGCGGAGTGCTTGCGATACGCGCGGATAGCCGCTTCTGCCAAAGCCTTCGCGTCGGCGTCATCACCGGCAAAATGCACGGCTGTTTCCGCGTAAAGAAGCCCGCGTGCGTCGAGTTCGTTCGTCTCCCCCTCCATAGCCGGACGGCTCGATCCTGCGTCTAAGGGGATGCGATCCTGGGTCATGTCAGGCTCCTG